TCTTCATCCGTTAGCGCTTTCCCGCGCTTTCTGTATTCATGGCTGAGGCCATAGCTTCTGAGATAACCTCAAGCTGCCCTGAGTCTAGTATTTCAGCAATGAACACTTCCTTGTTAGTTGTGAACTTCTTTCCAGAGTAAACACAACTATTAACTACACTGTAGTAAGCGATCAAGGGAATCGCAGTAAGCGGGTCGTCCTGAACCCAGGTGTCAAAGTCAGGAAGCTTTAACCCTTCATTTTTAAGCAACAAACGCAAAGCGTTCATGGTAAAAAGGGCGTCTTGATTCTTGTTTTTAACCTTGAGCTTAAACTCACCCCGAAAGTTGTTGGATAAATCCATGTGGTTGATTAAGGGTAAAAAAGGGGCGACACGACCTTCGCGCCGCCCCAAAAACAAATATACTACCTGTTAGGCGATAAACTTGTACAAATCTCCATAACCTCGGAAGGTAGCGCTGTATGTAGCGATATCATCTACACCTCCAGTGAGGGTGGCAGTTTCGATTAGAGCTTGACCCACGTAAGAGACAACACCACCATCGTCTCCGTTGCCGTCAGCACCTACTTTTGTGGTGAAACGAACCAAGACGTAGTAAGAGTCTTTTGCTGCGTCCAGAATGGTGACAGGGCTTCCTGTGTCACCACCAGCGTTTGCTGTAAGATCGATCAGCCCGTCAATAGTAAAGTTCCATGAGAACGCGCCTGACGCGATGTAGTTAGTTGACCCACCTTCTCCGTTACGAGCAGCAACTTCGTTGATTGTGTTGCTCGCATCCAAAGAGGTAGATGTAGCGGCAGCCAAAAGTTGTGAAGCCCCAATGGTCTCTGCTGCAGAAATGGATGATGCCCCTAAATAAAGGCCCCCGAACTCTTTGTCGGTGGTATTGTACCAGATAAAGTGGTCTCCGTCTGAAACCCCGGCAGGATTTGACGTTGGAGCTGTCGTACTGCTGTAGACTTCTAGTGGAGAAGTCTGATCGGTACCTACGAAGTAGACACCTATTTGATTTGATGCTAATGTAGCCATGGTCTTAGTTATTTAAAGCGTTGTTTTGCTAGCGTGTTTAATAATTGATTAATCTCTGTTCTTAATATTTTTCTAACTTTTCCGTTTTGCTTTTTGTAGATAGCGGCAAAGTTAACTCTCTTCTTTTTGCTTATATGGCGAGCAGGACTTGCAAAGAAGTGCGCTCTCCATCCGGCGCTCTTACCCTTCATTTTAGGCCCTACTCTTCGTCCATAAATGCTGCTTCTTCGGCCTTTTATCTTCTTGTTCCCCATAGGGTCGTCAAATCCCCCCGTGCGACGTTGTAGCTTCTTGTACATAGTGCCTCCCTTGAAGGCTTTTTGCCACGGTGCCGCCGCTTTTCTCAAGGCCGAATCCATAAGCTTCTCCCCGGCCTTAGAGTCAGCTACGTCGTAAGCGTATCCCTTTAAAGCTGTGTTCAGCTTTTCCACGTCGCCCTTTTTCAGGAATATTCTGACTTGATTCCTTGCCATCACAGAAGCTTATAAGTTAAGTCCACAGCTAGGGCGTATGACGTATTTTCAGAGTGGGTTCCAGTGGTTGTGTTTGGTGAGAAGTCTACATTAAACGTGATCTCTCCTCCCGCCCACTCAGCATCAAGGGATTCGCCGTCAACAAAGGCGATGCCTGCCGGATCAGCGTCGGCGGCAATCTCAAATCGGTCAAGCAAAGCCGTAGCCCCTTCTTCCAGCTCCACAGCTACGCCACTACGGTCCACGATAGACACACTGTTAATGACTTCAACCCGCAAAGAGTTTGGGTCGTCTGTAGCAGCCCCTTCTGTAATCTTTACGTTGCCTGTTTTGAGTTTGTTTGTGGCGCCCACCGTATTGATAGGTTGCTGGCTCGCCGTAGAAACAACACCCATTATCTGACCTTGCTGACGAAAGATGCGTTCATCAATGTCTGTAGGGAAAGACAAGGACAAGTTGTTTGCCTTTATTGGAAACCTATACTCGACATAAACAGACCCTGCTGTGTATGAGAGCGGGTTGTTCTCCAGGTCTCTCGCGTTCAGGTTGTTTTTGTACGAAGTGGAGTCTCTAGGCGTAAGACGGTAGTAAACGAACCCGTCATTGAAGCCAAAATCCATGTCGTACAAAGCTTGGTCTACGTTGTCAAATTCACTTGTAGTAATCTTGTAGATTTTATCGCTTTCTTCGGTCTTCCAGCTAGGGCTGTTAGAGCTGCTGCCTCCAATCAGAATTGTGTCATTTACAGACAAGGTTTCTGCAATTACCTCGCCGTTTACTTCTACCCTTGTGTACGGTTTGACGTTGTCTGGATACATATCGTAGAACGGAACGGTGTACCCGTGCGTATTGTCGTCAGGAGTCAGTGAGTTGAATGTCCCTGGAGCAAGCCCATTGTCAACCGTGTAAGGAAAGTACTGCCTCTGAGTAGTTATCGGAAGAGAGAAGTTTTCAAGCTCTCCGTCACCTATGTCAAAAGGGGTAAACCCCAGCTGGGCGCTTGTTTCGAAAAGAAAATTGCCACCGCTCTCCTTTGGGAACGCCATGTTCTCTACAACTTGGTAATCAGCTGACGTTCTAGAGTGAAATTGGTGAGTGGTAGGTGTGAATGGATAGTCTTCATCGGGCAGACCGAAGTAGGTGTCGTCGTCGCGCAGCTCGGCACGAATCTTCAGCACCTCGTGACGACCTTCATACTGAATCGAGTAGATACGAAACTTGCCACCTTCAAAGTAAACAACATCCTCAAACTTTACCCCCTTAAAATAGCGGCATCGAATCTCGGCTTTAATCTTACCCGTTCGCTGTTCTTGGATACGTTCCTCCGAGGCACCAGCAGAAGGGGTGCCGATGTACTTAAACTCGGCACCCACGTCTCGCTTGATGATGGAGACGGTCTTCACCTTCTCTCCTGCATCATTGACAGTCATAGATTCCCTGTAGAAGGAAATCTTGTTCTTCATAGCTCCCGGAGTCAATACTGCCATTAGTAACGCTTTACTGAGCCAAGCAAGCGCTGTACACCCTCCTTGACTTCTGTGGTGATACCTCCGAAAAACTCTGCCTCACGGTGTGAATCGTAGTGGCCTATCAGCATAAGAGCTGCCTGGGTAAACTGCTTAGGCAGGTCCTTTACGTTCTCCCCTCCGGAGAGAACAATTTTATACAGGTCGTAATCCTGGTCTTCGTTAAGGTCTGACGGCTCTGTCGCCTTCGTGAAGTCGATCTGGATAGGATACCCTGTATTTCTAACCTTTGCTTTTGAGTCGGCAAACGTGACGTAATTACCTGATTCATCAAGGTAATCAATTGAGTCTACGGTGTAGCTACCCGTTACGTTGCGAAGCGTCTGAATCTCGTTGATTTCGAGCCGATCCATATAGACAGTGACCGTAGATTTCTTAGGAGTTTGCCCAGAAACCAAAGCATAGGTCGAGTCCTCGTGAGACGCTGGAGTGCTAGAGCAGAACACACGGTTAGTCACCGTGAGCATGTAGTCCATAGCAGCCTCCAGGTAGGAGTTGATGAGATCGTCAGCTTCCCCCTGCTCGTAACGCAAGTGGCCGCGAATAATAGACAAAGGCACTAAGTCTTCTGCGTAGTAATTCTGTGTGACGATCGTTTTCATTTCCTAGATTTAAAAAAGGGGGCGACCGCAATAGCCGCCCCCTTCCATTTCAGATTGTTATATCTTACGCTACGTTGAATCCGTCGAATCCAGCGTAGTTCAAAATCTCAACATCGCGGTAGATGTTAGCGATGATTCGCGTAACACCGTGGTCTGCATCAGTGTAAGGGTCAATGATGAGGTTTATTCCGCCCCACGTACCAGTCACCAATTGCTCAATGTCGAACATGAAGAAGTCGCCAGTCGCCATTTGAGAAGAAACCATAGTCTCGTATCCCATAACGCCTCGGTTTTCGAGAGGAGAACCAGCGAACAACATGCCAGAACCAGCGTCGTGGCTCAATGCACGCAAAGTGCGGTAAGCCTTAGCGCTAGACAATGCCTTTACGTTCTCCAAAGGAACGTCGCGAGACATCAAGTCAGCCTCCAAGTCGAGAGGGTTCAAAGTAGCAGAGGCGTAAGTATCCAAAGTACCAGGAGTCCCCTGATTCAACAAAACACCAGTTGAAGCAGTACCCAAAATGGCAGCGATGATGTCAGCGTTGAACTTCTTGGCAACAGCGTCACGGATGTCCTTCGCGAGGAAAGCGCCCATGTCGTCAGCAGACTGCGCCAACATCTGATCAGTCACCTGCGTGTGAGCAGCGTAACGAGTTGGAGTCAATGTGCGAGAAGTGAAGGTAGTGTTGTTGACACCTTGAGCAGCAGCTTCGTTTGGCTTGCCAGCAGTAGCAGCGGCACCCTGTACCTGGAACACAACATCACCGCTCAATCCGCTCAAGTTACGAGCGCCCATGCGAGCAGCCAAATCTACAGGCTTGAATGCCTCAACGATGCCGTTGTCAACCTTTCCGATTGAACCTCCAAATGCAACAGACTCATCTGCACCAGAGCCAACGCTTGCGGTACCGAGGGCGGCACGTTCAGCAACGAAAGAAGGGATGCACACACCACCTGCTACATTTACTTTCGCGTTCTGGAACTCGTTACGAGCCTCCTGGTTCATTTCGGCTTCGAGACCGCTCAACTTACCCTGAGCAGCTTCTTTTACCATCTTGCCAAAGCTAAATTGCTTGGCAGCGCGAGCCTCTGTATCGCCGAGGCCCTGAACGAGTGCCGGAGCACTATTCTTGTTTTGCTTTTCCATAGTGGAATTTTTGTTTTGTGATTTATTATGTCGAGCCTCGGTTGGCTCAGTATTA